TTAAATCTTGAATGCCTTCAGCATATTCAAAGCCTCATTCCATTTTTCCAAATATTTTTTATTTTTTTCTAATGGAATAATTACAGCGTTATTCTTTAAATTTTCTGTCAAAAAAGCATCTTGACTTTTTTCATACATGACAATTTTTTTATTGACAGTTTCGATATGTAGCATAACGCATTTAATCGCCCATCTAAAAACAATTGACCTCATATCATCTTTTATATCATCCCAGCTAGGATAACTCTCTCCACAATTTACGTTGACAATATAAGAATGAAAATTAATGTAATTATCTTTTAAGTCATTTTCGATTGTAGACAAATAAGACAAATTATCATCACTTGTCAATTTTTCCTTCATATTATTGTATAGCACACGCTCCATTAAAATATCTTCTACAATATCTAAAATAGCAAGAGTAGGGAATTGACAATGAACATAAGGTTTGAATATTTTTAAGACCTCAGGGTCTAGTTTTTTTACACTTGTTGTAAGCTCTGCAAAAAGGGCTTCATCTAAAAGTGCGGCCCTTTTAAAAAGAGCTTTTTGTAAGTTTTCGTCAAAGTTTTTCTGTGCACTCTGATTCTCAATATCTGCCTTAAAGCTATCAAATTTACTCTCTAGCTTTTTACCTATCAAAATACTTTTATCACCCCAGCCGAGTTTAATTCCTCTCACCATCAAAATTATAAAAATTAAAATCGCTACAACAATTATTGTAATATATCCAAATATTGAAACATCTGCAAACTGTTCCATTGTCCTCTCCCTCCTCCTTTTATTTTAATTGCTAAAGAGACTCTACATAAGTCGAATAATTACTAACACTAATTCCCTTATTAAAAGTAAGTGGCAAGTTGCTACGTTTATTTTGAGACGCCGAGGCCTGCAATTCCAAAGTAGCAAAAGCTCCTTCTTGTGCGTTATCACCTGGCAATGTAGTTTGACAAGAAGGATAACAAACAGCTTTTACTTTTTCAAAACTACTTTCATTATTCTCACCTTTAGCAAACGCTTTAACGAAATAAATAAAAGCAAAGGTCGGCACTTTCTCAACACCTTCTACAAAAAACTCATCAGCTTTTTCGTTGTATCTATTACCTGTAATCATCGACAAAAGTTTTGTATTTTGTCCCGCCATGCTAATAGTAAGATTAAGACCTTTAATTTTATCAGCCTCTCTCACTGTGCATCTAATACCTCGCCCACTTGTAACATCAACACTCTTCCCCTGCTCTTTGTCAAAGTCATGTTTTACACTCTTAACCTCCTCACTTATTATATATCCTCTAATTCCAAGAATATTAGCAATAGCACCTCCAAAACCAAAAGGAGCATAAAAAGGAAGTTTCTTTTTTACATCAGTCTCTCCATCAACTATTTTAATATAGTCAACATCATCAACTTTTATGTTTTTTATTTCTAGCTTTATTCCTTTAGGTTCTAATTTCTCAAAAGCCTTCTTTAATATTTTGACCATATCAGCTGTGCTCACATTACTCAATGAAAAGGCAGCACCTCCGCCACCGCCACCTGTAGTGCTCGGATTCTCTAGTGCGACCTCAACACTCTCTTTCTTTGTTCCATATAAAACATGAAGTGTTTTATCCTCCTCTGTTGTAAGCTCAGAGAAATTATACTTTTCTCTTGCCTTAAATACAATGCCTCCTGCGTGCTCTCTATCATTTCCTTTGTCATCAGTATCCTTCCAATCGCAAGGTGTGGGAAACGAGCCATCAGCATTCAAAAGAGCAAAACCAGCAAGACCTACTGAATACAAAAATTCAGTTTCCATTTTTTGATTTTTCATAATAACATCTCCTTTTTTTAAGAAAAATATTAATTAGTTGTTACCAACCTAATTACCAAAATTATAACCTTACATACTTATATAAGGAATTCTAAACTCCAAAAAACACACCAAACATCCTAATTTTTCATCTATAAACTCACCTTGAAGTCCTTGGTATTCTAAAATAAAACGCTGCCCATTTTCATTTAATATTTTCTTATGCAATAAGTCCACTACTTTTTTTCTAGCATTATCTATTATTAAAGGAGCATCTAAAGAGCTATAAATATATAGGCTCACTAATTTATAAGAGCCTCGCATAGTGTGCACTTCACTATTAATATTCACTGTAATAAAAGGCTTTTTTTTTGTTTTGTCTGCTGTCAACTTTCCTATATTAAAAGTAGGATATATTTTATTAAGTTCTCGAATTATTGCCATTCTCATTATTCTACACTTCCCCCTTATCCACTTTTTGTATAGCTATTTTTAATGCCTCCTGCATATCATTAAAAAAAAGATTTTGAAAGTGCAACTGTGTCTTTCTTAATATTGCATACTTTCCATTAAAGCGAGTCGCATTCTCAAGCCAATAACCATATTCCTCACCACTCATTCCGTACATCTCTTGCCATATCTGTGCCCTAAAATATGTAGGTGCTACACTCGCCCTTCCTTTGAGTCCCCTCTCAGCATCACCTGTTCTATGCATCCATGCTTTATTCTCTCTTGCATAGCACTCCATATCTATTGCTGTCTCAGACGCCACCTTAAAACATTCTTTTTTTATTGCTTTTCCTAGCTTATCTAGGCTCTTAAAAACAGCGTCTAACCCTCTCATAAACTTCCTCCGCCCCCTTATATTTATACAATCTCTTCTATTTTAATATTATGCTTATATGGAAGATTCATATATTTATATACACTAACATTTACAACCTTAAATCTCTTATCTTCTATTATCAAAACGTCATCTTTTTTAATTATACTACTTATAGTTGCTAATGCATTCCATTGTTTTACTTCTACAAAAGAGCCATCCGATTCCTTAAATGCTTTATAGCTAGGCTCACTCCACACCCTTATATTTTCGCTACCAACCTCTACCTCTTCTATGTCAATAATAGCATCACCTTCATCATTATATATTTTATTTTCTCTTAATACTTTTGCATCTTTATAATTATGACTTATCATAAGTCGAACATCATCAAGTAAGGTTTTTATTACTGAATTCTCAGTATAAGAATAAGCTCCCATCTTCTTTTTTCTCCTTCTCTTCTTCCCATAGTTTTTTATAATACTCAGCTTGTTTTAGTGCTAATTTAGAAAGCTCTTCAGCATTGAGACGAGCCAACTCTTCGCTCCCACCTTTTATATATTTTATGCTATTTTCTCTATTAACAATCCTACCTGCTTTTTGTATGTATAAAACATATAAAGCATGGTTTTTACTCTCTGCTACTTCTAGCTCTTCAATTATCTCATCATCATCAAAAAGCCTTCTATCTTCGTCTACATCATCAGCTAAAAGTCGCCTAATTCTATCTAATAAATCATCATCCCACAGCATGAAAATTTTCCTATAAATTAAAAGAAAGAGAAGATAAAATAATTATCTTCTCTTCACTTTTATTTTATCCTACCATCACCTTGTGAACAGAGTTATTAATATCTGCTACTAAGGCTCTTATAAAAAATTCAACAACGTCAAGGTTTCCTAAAGATAATATATTACCTTTTTGTTCTAATCTTGTAACTTCCTTTTTTACCAAAGCCTTAAAACATCCTTTAGGCTCTATTAAAAAAACTTCATTGTCTTTAGGGCCTGTAAAATCATAACTGACACCATTCACACTCCCAGCCCAGCCGTCGTATGCAATCACTTTGTCAATCATTCCTATAGTGCCCATGGTCTTTCCTTTCTCGGTCTCCCCCTTCACAGCACTCATCACATCCATAGCTGTGGCGGAGTTGCAAAGTGCTATAGTAGGTTTCAAAATGTAGCCATGTGAGTTGCGTCTTTTTAGTGCATCTTTAAGACCAGCTCTTAAAGAATTATAGACAATTTGCAAAGCCGTATCTCCTGTTTTAGCGACCTTATCGGTTTTCTTTTTGTCCTTATATTCGGCTTGTATTATAGGAGATAAATGGATGTGATCTAGTGTTGCATTATGAGCTGCGCCTATTGCTTTATTTGCCATTTCAATTTTCCAAAATTGATTAAAAGCCACCCACTCCTCAGTAATGGAATAGCCTGTAGCATAAGTTTTGAATCTTGCCTGCCCCGCATCTTCCACCTTAAACTCAGCAAGGGGAACAGCCTCACCATTTCCCACAACAGTGAATGCACTTTGAATGCCTATGATGTCTTTTACTTCCATTGTAGCAGGGAAGGACTCATCTCGCATCTCATCGTAGATTTCTAAATATAAAGGTGGCTTTATTGCTTCCTCAGAAGCTATGTCTACAACAGCCTGCTTCAAAAGATTTTTAAGCTCTCCTATACTCATCTCCCCCGAAGGCTTTTTTGCAAGGCTTTCAAAGTGCTCACTTTGAAAAATCCGCCTGCCTTTTTTGCCTTCTACAACCATCTCCATCTCCCCTTTAAGAGAGCCATTAAAGGCGTCATATTTTTTTATAACATGTGCCTTATTTGCCAAAGCCTTTTCACGCTTTTCAGCATAAGTTATTAATTGCATAACATCTCCTTTTTTTAATTCAAAATTGATTATTAAATTACTTGCCAATAGGCACACCTAATAATCTAAACAATACAGCATTTCCTTTTTTGCCTAAATAAAAGCCTACGACACCATTTCCCGCTTTTGCTTTTACAATTTGACCTTTTAAATCAAGAGAGACAGGCTCACCAATTTCACTAGGGAGATCTGCCTCGCTAAATAATGTAGTATAAAAAATCTTATTAGGACTAAAATCTATTAAATACTCTCCTTCATCTTCAAAATATTCCATAGCAACACAAATAAGGGGGTGTTCCTTTTTGCCAACACCACATATACAAGGCAACTCCTTCGCTGTAATATTTTCTTTAGCAAAATGCACCTGATCTTTAGGCACTCTTATCATTGCATCATTTTTATATACAAAAACACTTCCACTCATTTTTTAATCTCCTTTTATATAGAATATATTTCAGCATTGCCTTCAGTGCTTCCGTTATTGTTTTTCATTTGAGTTGAAGGAGCACCTACACTCTCGCCTGCTAGCTTTTTAAAACCTTCATCATTTAGCACTTTGTCAATCTCTTTTCCCATTTCGTCCTCTGTCATGCCAACCCTACAAGCACTCCACTTTTTGACAAAACCCGCCATCTCCCCCGTCTCTTTTCCATCTTTAACAAGACCTTTTTTCTCTAAGAGTTTTGCAAAAGTAGCATCAAACTCACGCTTCTTCATCTCCCCTTCTTCTTTTGCTTTTTTCTCTTCTAAAAACTTCAAAAGCTCTTCGATAGAATTAAGACCAAAGCTCTTAGCTTTTTCCAATAAAGCATTAAGCTCCTGCTTTAAATCCTCCTTTTCTTTTTCAGAAATTGTAAGAGACTCACCACTCACAAAACCCACACTAGAAAGCTCCGATAATGCTTCTTTGATTGGCAAGCTCCCGTTACTAAGCCTCGCCTTAAGCTCTCCCAGCAAAGAGTAATTACTCAACTCTCTAACATCAGCATTCTTCTCATTCGTTGGCATAACACCACCCTCCTTATTATTTTTATTAAAACCTTTTCGGTTTTTATTCTCACCTATCACAAGACCAGCATTATCCTGCCCTTCGCATAAAGGTGGCACTAAGTCAATAGAGCGAACTTCAAAATCATCTATTACTTCAGTATCCCCTTCGATGTGTCCCACAGCACTCCCCCATATTGAAAGCGAGTTAATTTGTTTATTTCTTAGCCACCTTCTAATATCCTTATTATTCTCAGAGGCATCAGGAATTATTCTATAATAAACTAACCCCGCCTTATCATCCAAAAGAGCACCTACAACCGAGCCTACTATTTGCCTACCTTTGTAATTAAATTCATCTTCACTTTGATGTCCATAACATACAGGTATAAAAACATCTGAAGTTAAAATCTGCTCTACTATGCTCTCATATGCACTTTTTTCATACCTTCTATTATTCCGACTTTCTTCATACCTAACAGCAAAAACTAAGTCCATGGGGCTTTCCTCTTGTGGCACTTTTTTAAGCTCTTTCAACATATCATCTGTAGCTATTTTGTTGAGAGGAATACTAGCAATAATTTTGTCATATTCGCTTTTTTCTAATATTTGACTTTTAGGTAATTTTACGATATTATTAATATTCATAATCACTCCTATATAGATTATATAATAAATTAACTTAAAATGAAAGTTTGTATTGCACCTATTTATTACATAGACTCAAAATCTTATATCAACCTATTTGATATATCGGATATTATAATTTATTTTCATATTAAATACAACCTTTGTATCTCGCTTAATAAATTGTTAGCTTTATTATTTTTTTACAAAACATATTATAATCTTCCTAAGCATTCTAAAAAGCCACCTCCTTTTGAAGAGCCTATTGAAGTCAAAGACGACTATATTTTTATTTATGAGATTAATAAAAAATATAGAAAGTATGAAAATAAATCGTTAAATCTTAGCCAGCTAATTTTTGATAAGATTAATAATAATATAGAAAAAAATAAAACAATACATGTTAAGACTTTGCATCAACTCACTCTCGATTATGCTAACACAACCGAAGAAGAATTAAAAGAAATCGTTAAAAGCATAATAGAAGAACAAAAGCAACTAATATACTAAATTACTTGACCCCTCGCCACCACGCCCCGCCTCGACGCTCTCAAGCCATATTTTAATACACTCAGTTGTCGACACCTTGTCGACACTTCAGCTTATCCTGCTTGTCTTGCCTCATTAATAAGCTCTGCTAAAAACTCTCTCAAACTCATGTTATCGGTTGCATATAAATTGACAGTATCAACATTTAATGTAGCATTCAAAACTGTAATCTGTGCATGTCTTATTTCTTTTAAGTCTAATATTGCCGAATTAAAACCTTCTAACATAAGCCTAAAATTATCTTTAAATAAATCACTAAAATAATCTCTATCTGCACCTGAGAGTTTTTGAATTATAGAGCCTTGCACTTCTTGTTTTACATTAACCTCTCCATCTAATTTTTTTAACATCGCAGCAACGCTTTCAAGACTTCCTTCCACACCATCATAAATCCCACGAAGTTCATTAAGACTATTATTAATTTCATCTTTTGTAATTTGACCATCTTCCATTATTCCTTTTACGAGAGCTGTGATTTTTGTTCTTATACCTGCTTGAGAAATAACAGCATCAACAATTGCTTTTTTCATTTCACTAGCAAAGGCTTTTTTGAAAGAGCTCCAATCAGCATTATAAGCCGACTCCGATAAGCTATCCGTTAAGGCATCCGATATTCCTTTTTTCATATCAGCCCATCTTTTTATATGCTCATCCATTTCAGTGTTTGCAACACCCAAAGCACCTGCTAATTTTTTTAATTCTCTCTCATAATTTGTCGCAACTCGCTCCGCCTCTTCTATTAATTTATTTAAATTATCTTCACTAGGGTTTTTTTCATATTTATTTATTAATTCATTTATTTTTTCTTTAAACATTCTAGCTTTTAATTTTTCAACAATAGCCGATCGCATCTTCTCTTTAAAACTCACACCCACAGTCGACAAATCTTGTGCTTGTATTGCTTCTAAATAAATTGAATTCATATCTTGCATGTATTTATGAAGACCATTTAAATCCTCTTCTCTTATGCCTTTTTCTTTCAGTAATCTTTGTTGATTTCTTTTTATATCATCTTCAATACGCTGAGCCTCACCTTTATCACCTTTTTTCAAAGCCTCATAATACTCTTCCCATAAATCATTCATTGTTTTTGCAACATATGAAGAAGCGTCAATCCAATGTTTTCCCTTTCTTAACCTAGCACCTTCCCAGTACCATTCATCTTTTTCATAACCCGACTCTTGCCATTTCAATAAATCTGTTTTAGCATCTCCTAATTCTTCAAGAGCCCTATTAACATGATTATTTAGCATTTTATCATATTGTGCCTGAAATAAGTCTTTAGTGTTTCCTACGCCTTTCATTGCACTTGCATAATGCTTAGCATATTCTTTTGCACTATCTCCTGCTATTCGCTTTGCTCTCTCTTGATCTTCTTTGTATGCTTTTTCTCTTGCATCAGCTGTATCTTTTTTTCTTTCTTCTTCTTTCTTTTTTGCATAATTTATAATCATAGTAATTATATTAAAAGCTGCCGCAACACCTCCTATAATAGCTTTTGCTAATGGGTCTTGAATAGAATTCTTTAACTGTGCCAAAGTCCATGAAATTATCTTAGCACTAGCATCAAATTCATCTTTACTATTTTCCATTACATCAATAATCATATTGCTAAAACTCTCACCTACTTTTAGGATAGCCTCAGCCAATTGAGCACTCGTTGTGGCCAGTGCCTTCCTAGACTCTTTTTGAATTTCCTTAATTGCTTTTTTCTTAGCTTCATCATCAATGCCTTGTGCTTCTGTTATTTTGCTTATTGCCTCTGCCTCTTCTTTTTTGATGTTTTTTATTTTACCAATAAAACCTACTTCATTTTTTTGTTGAAAAGACTCCACAAGAGCATTAAGGTCTTTTTGACTCATATAAGCAATTTTAAGTTCTTCAGAAAGAGCTTTAGCTTTGCCTTCAGCCTCTTCAATTTGATTTGTAAGAAAGGTCTTTGAAGGCTCAAGTTGAGAGAGCTCACGCAGGCTGTTTATCTCTCCTAAGATATTATAAAACTCTTCCTTTTTTTGATTAAATGCTTCATTTGATATAGCGAGGGTATTACGTAACTCAAGCATTATCGCATAAGTTTTTGTAAACTCATCACTAATAGTAACACCGTTTGTTTTATCCTCTTTTTTTTCATCTAACACCTTGTTTAAGTGTTGTGCAAGTGCTTCCTCTGTTTGATATTTCTTTTCTATTGCTTCTATTTCTTTGTCATACTGGGCTTTTGTTATTTCTTTTTTGTCAAGTTTAGTCTTTGAGTTTTTTAATTCAATCTCTTTTTCTTTTTCATATAAGCTTTCTAAAAATGCTAATCTTTTTTGTTGCCATTCAATCTGAATGCCAAGTACATCTTTACCATATTCTTTTGCTTTTTTTATACGCTCATCATAAAGCCGATCGAGCATTTCTAGCTCCTCAGCTATACTCTTTTTTTCTTCTTGTTCGCTCGCATTTTTTTGTGTTTTAATATTTTTACTTTTATTTTGATTATTGTTTTTTTCGTTTTCTAATTCTTTTCTTGTTTTTATTAATAAGGCACGCAATCTTTGCAAGTCTTCATCTTTAGAAAAATCTCCATTCTCAAATGTCCAATCAAAATCCTTATCCTTAATATCAATACCTTTTAATTTGCTTTTAAGTTTTTTCATTAGTTGAGTTTCTAATTCTTCTACTTTTGCTTCTAGTGCTTTTTCTTTTCTTTTATCTATTAATCCTCTTACGGAATAATTATTATATACAAGATGATAGTTATTTTCTGCTTCTGCTATAGCATCATCTACAATTTGAGCTTTTGTTTTTAATTCAGTTTCTTTTGCTATTGCTTCTATCTGGGCTTGTTTTGATTTTAATTGTAAGAGCTCAATTTTTCTTTTTTCTATTTCTAGTTTTTGGTCTTCTAAAGCATAATATTTTTCTTGTGCTTTTAATGCGTTATCTTCCAACCCTTTCATAAAGTCAAGAATCGTTTTTTCTGCATCTACCCCAGGAAAAGTTAATATTGGATACTTTTCTAATATTTCATTTATGAAATTTTTATTATTATTGAGTCTTCCTTCATAAATTTTGTTGCGTATTTTGTTTGCTATTTCAAGTGCTTTATCTACCGCCTTTTCATGTGTCAATCCTTTAAAGAGCCCGTATGTGTTTTTTTCATTTTTATATCTATTTATTTCAGCATTTATATTTTTTAATTGTGTTTCATCTCTTGTTTGTAATTTTTCAGCCTTTTCAATGGCCAGTGCATTTTGCTCTTTTTCCAATAATAATTGTTTATTTTTTGCTAATCTTACTCTTTCTAAATTGGCAACAAAAGCCTCACCCGTCTCATCAATGCTTGTTACAACATCAGGCACTAATTCGACCAGTCTCCCTAATACGTTATTATATTCATCTTGTTCTTCTTTTGTCTTATTTGTTTTATTTCTTAACGCTTCATAACGAGAAATTAAGTCTTCAATCGCCCTTCCTTTATTCCCCGCCTCCTCTGCTCGCTCTTTTGCTTCTTTTATGTCTTCCATGTCTTTTTTTGCTTGCTCTGCCAGCTCTTTATTATACGACTCCACCTGCTTAAAAAGAGAATAAGCCGCCGCCGCAACAGTCGCTATAACAGCCGCTGCTAGAAATATTGGATTTGACATCATTGTCGTATTAAGAGCAATCATTGCCGCCTTAATAGTACTAATCAAAGCGGGGAGAGTGAATAACACACCAATGGCCGCAACTACAACACCTATTGCAACAGCAAAGGTTTTAATACCAATAGGTAAATTATTTATTGTTTGTAATATAGTAGTAAAGCCTTGAGCAATAAAATTAATGGCGGGCATCAGTATCTCACCCACACTTATTTTGACAGCTTCAAAAGCGGAGGCGAGTTCAGCTTGAGTATTTGCAAAACTGGTATTTTGTATTTTTTGCATAGACTCCGCCGCCCCTTCACTATTAATCAAAACACCTTCCATAGTAGCAACTGCAGAGCCACCTTGCTCTATCAATTTTGCCATGGCCCCTCCTGAGGCCTCGCCGAATATGCTAATAGCCTCTGTCACACCCACGCCATGTTCTTTTAATGTATCGAGTATATTGGCAAAATTATTTGTTTGAGGATTTACATCTTCATAAGCAATACCGAGTGCCTCTAATTTATTTTTTAAATCCTCAGTTCCACTAGCCAGCTTTTGCAAAGCATTACGTAAATAAGTTCCCGCCTGCTCGCCACCAAACCCTGTATTATATAATTGCATAAGTGCGGCCGTAGTTGTTTCTAAAGAGACACCAAGACCACTAGCAACGGGGCCGACATATTTCATAGAATAAGATAGCTTTGTCATGTTGGCTTGACTTTTACTAATTGCCATAGAAAACACATCAGCAATATGACCAGCCTTACCTGCTTCTAAATTAAATTGTGAAAGAGTGGAGGCAATAGTTTCACTCGTATAAGCCAAATCGCTTCCCGTAGCTCCTGCTAATCTTAAAACACCTTGTAAGCTCTTTGTCGCCTCAGTAGCACTCTGCCCCGCACTACCTAAACTATAAAGAGCCTGTGCGGCTTGACTCGCACTAAAGCGAGTTGTCTCGCCCATTTTCTTCGCTGTCTCAGTGAGGAGTTGCATGTCAGATTCACTAGCACCCATAACCGAAAAAACATTTTGCATCGATTGCTCAAAGTTTGCAAAAGTAGCAATAGCGTCTTCAGCAAAACTCTTTAATGGCCCTACTACATGACTCATTAATGAATCGCCCATAGCCTTCAAATCATCCGCTCTTTTCTTTTTTATATCAGCATCAAAACCTTCAATTATTTTAAGTGCTTGTGTTTGATTTTCTTGAAGTTCTTTTATTTTAATTTTTAAGTTTTCAGTTACATTCTCGCCTGCTTCTTTTGTAATACGCTCCTCCTCCGCTTTTAATTTTTTGTAATGTTGAATAGCTTCAGCTTTTCCTTTTTCAAGACCACTAGTGTCAAAAGAAAGTTCAGCGTATAAATTGCCTATACTAATATCCGCCATTTTAGCACCTCACTTTTTTTATAAAAATTGTTATAATTTTCCTTTTTTATTATAGACAAAACCCTAAAATTATTATATACTAATATTACTAGGGTTTCTAGTTGTAATGGTTGGAGACGGCACTTTGTCTTATCATTTTTCTCCTACACAGTGTCGTCTCCTTTTTTTTAACATATGCTCTAAGGTTACTATAATGATATTGGACAAAATAAAAAAATACTTCCTTATCAAAAAAGCTCATAAAAAGGCAGAAGAAGAAGAAAAGCGGTTTAATAAACTTCCACAATTAGAAAGACTTGCATACTCTACATATAGCTGGGTGAGCCTTAATTGGAACGGACACAAAGAAAAGTTTTTAATTAACAATATTAATGTTGTAGAAATAACGGCCAGTGGGAAGTATCCTAACATTATGTTATCTTTTATAGAAAGAATAAAAGATATGGGAGCTAATGTAGATGACAAAGACCTTGAGATTGACACTCAAAAAATGGTCGCCGAGCAATATCAATTATATGAAGAAGTGGCCAGAAAAAGCATGGTCAACCCTACCTTTGACGAAGTGTATAACGCAATAGTGAACATGCGAGAAGCAAGAGGATTTGTTGATAAAGCAGTGTGCGTCTCAGATGTAATTCCTAGTGATTTTTTAATTGATTTATATAATTATCATATTGAAAGATGGAGCGCTAATATAAAAAAAAAGTCGGAGCAGTTGACTTTGACAGGGTCGGAAGAATTGGAAAATATTTCCACAAAGCCCCCTCAAGCTACTTCCCGCAGTTAGATGAAGGCGAGGCTATCATGTTTGATGAAGCCTGCATTATTGTTGTAGAGGACAATAATGAAAAATACTTAAAGAAAAAAAGATTAAAAGAAAAACAAAAAAAAGAGCGAGAAGAGTTTAACAAAAACATGGAACAAATGTTTTCAGAAGATAATGGCGAGGTTTGGTAATGAGTAATGAAGGTATTTTAATTTATTCAAATGATAGCTGGCAAGATAAATACAAAATAAAGTTGCCGCCTAATTTATACTGTGCTTCTTCTTCTCAAAATATATCTTTACAAGGTGTTGCAATTAACAAAGGCATCGGTGAGGTTTTGCCACCGAACACAAAACCACGCCTCAGCTTTCAGTCTTTTAATATTCAAGGTAATGTTGAAGTTGATAGTATAAAAGATGTGCAAGAAGTGCGTAGTAGCATTATGTCAGAATTGTATGGCAAGCCACTTTATTTTTTTAGGGAGGCGGATGATGATCGTTTTTATATCTCCTACCTTCAAGGTAGCGTAAATGTAACATATAATCAAGGCTATAATATAGGAAGAGTTTTTACTATTAGCTTTAATTTAATTTCTTTTGAAGGCATCTCACATAGTAAAAAAAAGCATCCTGTATTCTTAGAAACACTAAAGGTTGAGAATGGGCATAAGGCGGGGACTAAGGGGGCTTCTGTTGGATACTTTGGCTATTTTCCTACATTCCCCGAAATAATAATACAAGCTAAAAATGATGGGTTTTTTAAGTTTAACAATACTAATCTTAATAATGAGTTTCTACCAAAAGAGTTTTCTATAATTAAGATAGGAAAGGTGCCCCTTTGTATCACAAATAAAAAAGAAAATAACCCGAACGAAATGCTATCGGCTAAAGAAATAAAGCGTTTACATTATAAAAATGGTCTTTTATATATTCTCTACAATGGCAAAGAAGAGGAGGAGCTTTGTAAATATGTAACAGAGAAGAGTATGTCAGCACCGCCTTTTTTAGAAAGCGGGCCTCCTAATAATTTTATAACAATTGATTTACCAATTAACCAAAGTGATTATGATAATATGGAAGTCATTATGACTTTTAGAGAGATTTCTTTTTAATATGTTTAAAATTTATTACAATGACTTAGAGCATATAGATAAAGTTTTTGCACCTTACATTTTAACATCACTAAAAGAGAAAAAAAGACTTCAGTTAAAAGTGTTAGAAGAACATCAAAGTGCATACAAAAACTGTTACTATAAGATTACCGAATTTATAAGAAGAAAAGAGCACCGATGGCCATTAAAAAAACTCAGTAAAAAACTAGAGTCTCTTATAGACACTGAATTCGAAAAGTTAGCACATTATATAATAGACTTAACTTTATTGTGTTTAACTGAAACTGCTTTTATTGCTTTATCTCCTTTAGCACGAATTAAATTAGACCTTTTAACATCTATGAGTAAGAAAGGAGTGAAGGCAAGGAAGGGAGAGTCGCATAGTGCAAAGTCTCATGTTATAGGAGAAGATGATGATTCTTATTTATTCTTATTAAGAAGAATCCAACTAGATGTACTAGCCGAGTCGGAGCTTATAGCAAGTGTTACAATGTCTAAGGTGGAGTATTTTGATAATGATCCCTTCGTTATCTCAAAAAGAATATGGGGGGAATCTATGGAGAGTGCTAGGATAATAAAAGAGCTAATAAAAGAAGGTATAAACGTAGACCAAGCAAAAATAGCACCTCTTTTAGAGAAATATGTCGAATATGGAAAAGACAAACTAGTAAAAGATTATCCAAATCTTAAAAGAAGATTAAAAAATAGGTTTCCTAAAAATACAACTTTTAACACTTACAGACTTATTAATAATGAAATGTCAAAACTGTTTTTTGAAACATCAAAATCAGAATACGAAAATAATGAATATGTTTCAGCTGTTAAATGGTTGCTTTCTAATAATAGAAACAAAGAAGATGGGTGTGAGTGCTGGAACTATGCTTATAATGATTCTTATGGACTAGGAGCGGGGGTCTATCCGCCCGACGGTGTGCCCGACCGTCCTCATGTTTTATGTCAATGCTCTATTGCACCTATTAGCTCCCGCCGATTAAAAAAAGCAATAGAGGGAAAAGAAAATATTGGCAACACACCTAGTAAAATGTGGCTAGAAGAGCAAGCCCGATTAATGAAAAAAAATAAGGAAGAAGAGGCATTTTAATTTTACTCTTTATCTTTTATCTTAAAATATTCTTGTAATATAAGCTCTTTTTTGAAATCTAAATTGACATCCTCCTCCTCTTCTTCTTTTCTAAATATATTTAATTTTTCAAGACCTAATATAGCCGATTCTAATTTAACAGCACCTAAATATGCACTAATGTTATTTGATTGTAATGATACTTCTTTGACAAAAGCTAGCTCCTTTATTTTTTTTGCAAGCTCTTTTTTATAATTGATGTCGGAGAGCAACGCCTCCCTTTTCAACACTTCTTCAACAGCCTTCCTTGCCTGTGCTCTAGGAAGTCCTAAGAGTTCTACTACTTTTTTAATAAACGCTTTAGTGTCTAATGATAACAAGGGCTCTGCAATCATAAGGCGAGCAACTGAAATTAATGTAGCCTCTTTTTTGAGTTTATCTTTATTTTTTCTCTCAATAGTTTTTTTACCCAT